TATGATATGGACTACTGCACCTCAAAGAAAGGTCTTGCAAATACAGACTATGAAAAGAAGTACAGTTCCAAATGTTACAGTGTGTATGTACTTGAAGAGGTGGATTCAGCAGGCTCATTCTTTCCAGGAGTAGAAAGAGGCGGTTACTTTGCAAGTTCACTTGCTTATGATTTAGGTAAGCTGACTCATCTGCAAATTTACGGCATTGATTTATCTAGGTTATAAAAAATAATTCTTGACTTTCATGTTAAAATTCGCGTATAATATATTTTTAAAACTGAGCGATAGGAGGATAATATCGTGGCTTGGGATGACGACAAGAAAGCAGCTGTAATAGCTGCGTATGAAGATTCAGACCCTACCCCTGAAACTTCAATGGAAATAGTGAAAGCTATTGCCGAAGAATACGAAGAAAGCCCTAATGGCGTTCGGATGATTCTTACCAAAGCTGGCGTTTACGTTAAGAAAACACCAGCAGCTAAATCTAGTGGTGGTAGCACTGGAGGCACTCGAGTCTCTAAGGCTGCTGCTTGTGAAAGTCTTGTGGCTGCTCTCACGGACGCAGGACAAGAAGTGGACGAAGATATTGTCAGCAAATTGACTGGCAAAGCTGCTGTCTACTTTACCACAGTTATTACTGCAATAAATACTTAATTTAGCACCCCTTAAGCACTAGGAAGTTTCGGCTTCCTAGTGTTTTTCTACATTCATAGGTTTAACCTTCGACAGACAGTAACGGTAAAAAAGTTTGCCAACCTGCAATTCAAGGAGAGACCGTGAAGAAAGAAGAACTAAAAGGGTTAGTTACTGACTATGGTGATGCAGTTATTACCTATAGAAGTGAAAACTCGAAGAAGTTGAAGTATAATGTTTGTACTCTTGACTTTACTACTCCGTACATTCAAGACAAAAAAAGTCGAGCAAAAGAAACCTCAGAAACTCTACTTTTATTTTGTTGGGATACGGATTCCTATCGACTACTGAAACCTCAGAATGTAACGAGTGTAGTTCCTTTATCATCTATTCTAAAGAATGAGGGATAAGTTATGGAATTACACGAAGCTCCAGAAGTGTATGAACGAATCATACACGAAGATGGTAATCGAGGAAATCAAGTACGTCTTACAATATCTACCTTTCGTGGAGTAGAGTATCTAAGTATACGAAAGTATTACATGGATTTTGAAGAGGAATGGAAACCAAGTACAGAAGGTATATCCATGCCGATTGACTTCAATAACTCAAGAGAGCTGTTCATAGGATTAGTAGAGATACTATCCCTGGCAGAAACTAAAGAGATTATTGAGGAACATTTCTCAGATTTAATTGAGAATATCTACAAATAATTCTTGACAATTTACCTAAAATACCCTATAATATGTATAAATTATAGGAGACATCTTACGCATGGAAATTTTAGATTATTATAGTGAAATGTACTATCGAGGCACTCCAGTCATTAGTGACCAGGAGTTCGATACCTTAGCGTCTGCTGCAAACTACCAGAAGGTTGGTTTCTCAGAAAAAGCTGGGCATCCTCATTTGTACCAGATGTATTCACTAAAAAAGCATTTTGATATAAATGAAGTTGAACCTAGCTTTATACAAAAATGCCAAATCTCTGAAAAGTTAGATGGTGCAGCTGTCTCTCTTATATACAGTAAGGGACTACTAAAGGTAGCTCTTACTCGAGGCGATGGAGTTCGTGGTCAGTTGATAACTGATAAAATGCGATTCCTTGTGCCAAACACTATTAGTATAGAAGAAACAGTTCAGATTACAGGAGAAGTAGTAGCTCCCAGTAGTATTCCTAATGCAAGGAACTATGCAGCGGGTGCGCTAAATCTCAAGAGTGTATCAGATTTTATACAGAGAGACTTGACTTTCTTTGCGTATGACATGGTACCTAACTCAGAAATTTTCTGGTCAACTCAGATGAATTATCTGTTTGAGCAGGGATTTAGAACTGTACTCACAGACAATACGAGTAACTTTCCTAAAGATGGTAAAGTTTATCGTATAAACAGCTATCCAGAATTCCTACAGGCGGGTAAAACCGCACATCACCCTAAAGGAGCGTTCGCCCTAAAACAACAAAAAGATGGCGTAGTTACTACTCTCACTGATGTGGTATGGCAGGTTGGCAAAAGCGGGGTCGTAAGTCCTGTAGGGATTCTGGAACCAATTGACATAGATGGCGCTACTGTCGGTAGAGTCACTCTTCACAACATGAATTTCATAGAAATGATGGAATTAGAAATTGGGTGTCAAGTAGAAGTTATACGCTCAGGTGAAATCATACCTAGAGTGGTAAGACGAGTTGATTGAAAAAGTTTTGACATTTAAAAAAATAATTCTTGACTTTTATCTTAGAGTCCCGTATAATATACTTTCAAAATTAGAGGAAGATATAAATGACACAAATCCAAGCTCCGACTAACTGTCCTTCTTGCGACAGTATGCTTGAAGTTGTGAACTATTTACTTTATTGTAGAAATGTTGCTTGTTCAGCACAGTCTACAAAAAAGATTCAACATTTTGCAAACACTCTCAAAATCAAAGGTTTAGGCGAAGCAACTATTGGTAAACTAGGTATTTCCGATATTAATGACTTATACGCTTTGGATTGTGAGACAATTTGTGAATTGTTATCCTCTGAAAAACTTGGAGTAAAATTGTATGATGAGATTCAAAAATCAAAGTCTGCGACTCTAAATGACCTACTTCCAGCTTTTAGTATTCCTTTGATTGGGAAAACCGCTACTGCAAAAATTTCACAAGCAGTCGATAGTGTGGAGCATATAAACCATACTACGTGTGATATTGCAGGGCTAGGAGAAAAAGCTACTCAGAATCTTGTAGAGTGGGTGGTACAGGAGTACCCTTACTACGCTGGATTACCTTTTGACTGGAAGTTTACTAAAGTAGTACAAAAAAGCAAAGGAACTGTCTGCATCTCTGGTAAGTTAAACAGCTATAGAACTAAAGCAGATGCGTACAAAGACCTTGAGGCTTTTGGCTATAATATAAAGAGTAGCGTTACAAAGGACGTAACGATTCTAGTAAATGAAAGCGGTATAGAATCATTAAAAACTCAGAAAGCCAGAGAATCTGGCGTAACCATAGTTGATAACTTACAACAATTCTTATTGGAGAACTAATATGGCAGTTCCAAAGTGGACAGACGAGCGTGTTGACGCGCTTACTAATTTCGTAGGAGACGAGTCTCCTGTATCTCAGGCAACTGTAGTCGAAGCTGCAGAAAGCCTGGAAACTTCTTCCCGTTCAGTTTCTAGCAAGCTGAGGAAGATGGGCTTTGACGTAGAGCTTGCCTCTGCTTCAAGCAGCAAGGCTTTCAGCGATGCACAGGCTGATACTCTTGCTACCTTCGTTACCGACAACAGCGGTAACTACACCTATGCACAGATTGCTGAAGTCTTTGAAGGCGGTCAGTTTAGTGCAAAACAGATTCAGGGCAAGGTTCTTTCCCTTGAACTGACTTCTCACGTCAAGCCAGCTCCTGTTAAGGAGTCTGTAAAGACTTACACTGATGCTGAAGAAGCATCTTTCGTAGAGATGGTAAACAACGGTTCCTTCGTAGAAGAAATCGCTGAAGCCATGAACCGTAGCGTTGCTTCTGTTCGTGGTAAGGCTCTCTCACTGCTTCGTTCTGGTGCGATAGATTCTATCCCTCGCCAGAAGGAAACTAAGTCTGCTACTAAGGAAGACCCTTTGGCAGGCGTAGAGAACATTGCTGAAATGACAGTAGAAGAAATTGCTACTGAAATTGGCAAGACTGTTCGTGGTGTTAAAACTATGCTAACTCGTCGTGGTCTGACAGCATCAGATTATGACGGTGCTGCTAAGAAAGAAAAAGCCGCACAGTAAGTTAGACTTCGATAACGAGTGTAGAGTATCCCTCTACACTCGTTTTTTAGCGTTCGGGAGAAATGTGATTGAATCTAGCTAGTGCTTTCATAAAGCAGGTTATTGAGTGTCGGGATTCTGATACCTGGAGTCTTACGCGCAAAAATTACCTGCCGAAAGAATTTCATGTCATTTATGATGTGATAGACAAGCATAACGAGAAGAATCATCATTTGCCTACATTTGATGACCTTCAGTATGCTGTGCGTGATGCTGTAGCAAAAGAGAAAATCTATGCTATTCAAGCTGGGGAATCTGTAGAAGCAGACCCTTACTCTCTTCTCGAGTACCTCAAAAACGAGTACGCACAGAAAGAGATTCTCACATCTCTCGAAAACTATGTAGATAATTCTGTAGCCTTTAATGATGCAGAAGAATCTATAAATGAGCTTCATCAGATTGTTCTAGATGTCGAAGATAAAGTAGACATTAAAAACCCAGACGAGAGTATGCAAAGTATTCCGCTGTGGGAATCTGAAGAAGATTTACAGAAGTATGTTGCGCTTGGTCTTAATTACGACTACGACCATGAAATTCAATTCTCTCCTAGAGATATGATTCTTGTAGGCGGTAGACGTGGTGCAGGTAAGTCAATTACCTGTGCAAACCTTGCAAACAATATGATAGCTTCTGGAAAGTCTGCTATCTATTTCACCATTGAGATGGATAGCAGGTCTATTCTTCAACGTTGTTGTTCAATGGCAACGGGCGTACCATTTTCTAGATTGAAGATGAAAAACCTAAGCGTTGTAGAGTGGGAGAAAGTTGCTTCTTGGTGGGCGAATCGCTACACCGAAGGAACGGAACGCCTGAAAGAGTACCATGACCATAGGGACTTTGACAAGTTACATTCGAGTTTGAAATCTAACCATGAGCTTCTCCCGACTCAGCAGTTAGATGTAGTCTATGATTCTGGACTGACACTCTCGAAAATTCGTTCTACTTTGGACAAACAAGTAGGGCGAATTAATCCTGGCATTGTCATTGTGGATTATCTAAATCAAGTAAGGCGTTCCAATCTTCCCTCTAAAGGCGGTCAGTATGATTGGACAGAACAGATTGAAGTAAGTAAAGCCCTCAAGTCTATGGCACAGGAGTATGAAGTTCCTGTGTTCTCTCCTTACCAAACAGACGCTACAGGCGAAGCACGCTTTGCAAAAGGTATTCTTGATGCAGCTGATGCTGCTTATGCTCTCGAAACCTGGGAGCAGGAAGATGCGTGTGTGACTTTCAACTGTGTAAAAATGCGTTCTGCCTCTATGAAATCTTTTACATCAAAGATGGATTGGGAGACTTTACGAATCGGTCCAGAGTCTGCACTCTCACCGAAAGAAAGAGAGGATTCCGAGCTAAAAACTGATGAAGAGATTGATGATATATAAAAAATAGTTCTTGACTCTTCAGTTGTTTTTGTGTATAATATACTATATTTTTGACAACTGGAGATTCGTTTTATGATGGTTCACACTTGTAATACCTATCGACCTTTATCTCGTAAAAGAAAAAAGCTACCTCCGCGTCCTCGCAGAGCTTCACAAAAGTTTGAAGAATATGTGCCTACTTCTGAGACTTACAGACGCTCTACACCAGAGTACAAATCTGTAATGTCTAACAAGAAGATTGAGGGTGCAGAAGTAGACTTTTTCAAGCAAGAAATATCTAAACAGTATCCTGTTGCTCCGGCATACAACAAAGGTGCGTACCAGGTTATACCTAGCAATGATATAACGCACATAGGTAAGTAATAATGTTAGAAGATTTAATAGAATTTGTAGAAAGCCTGCTTGACCCTGAAGGATTTGGTCATGCAGTAACAGAAGAAGTAAGAGACGAAGCTAGAAAAATATTAGGAATAGAGCCAGTATTAGATGACAGTCCAAGAGCTATTAGCGAAACAATCCATTAACTATGTCCCAAAAGGACAGGATTTTGTAGTACCATGTTTAAACCCAGAGCATGATGACAAAAATCCAAGTATGCACATAGACCAGATTACTGGTGTATTTAATTGTTTTGCGTGTGGTTTCAAAGGAAATATCTTTTATAAGTTTGGAGAAAAGGTAAGTCAGTTACAAATACGCAGAGACCTTTTAAAGAAAAAAATTATTGAGAAACGTGCGGAAACTGTAGGCTTATCTTTTCCTTCAAACTCTATACCTTACATAGGTAACTGGAGAAATATCAAACCTGAAACGTACAAAAAGTTTGAAGCGTTTCAGAATAGTGAAAGAGATTTTATAGGAAGAATCGTGTTTCCTATTCGAGATATATCTGGAAATATAGTAGCATTTCAAGGCAGACATACCTCGAATGGAGACCCAAAATATAAGTTTGTACCACCAGGTGCTAGACTACCTCTTTACCCTAAAATAAATGCACGAGAAGGGAAAATAATACTTGTGGAGGGAGTTTATGATGTGTTAAACTTATATGATAAAGGATTAACGAACGCAGTGTGCTGTTTCGGAACTCAAAACCTCAATGAAGATAAACTGACTCTTGCAAAAATGCAGGGAGTAGACCAAGTAGACATCTTCATGGACGGGGACGAAGCGGGGCAGAAAGCTGCGGCTGACATAAAGATTCTGTGCGAGAAAGTTGGTCTCGAATCTAGGAACGTACACCTCAAAGGTACTGACCCTGGAGCACTGAATGAAACCCAAGTAAGAAGTTTGGAGAAAAAATTATATGCCTAAAGTTGCATTAGTAGAAACTAAACCTAGTAGAACTAATTTCAAGAAAGAATTTGACAATGCTTTTGACTTTGACCAGTTTCAACTCTGTTCAAATCCAGCGATAAAGAAAGTTCTAAAACGAGATTGTGATATAGAAATTGACCCTAGTCTTTATGACTGGGTAATCCTCGTTGGAAGTGAAGCATTGAAGTACTTTACCAAAATAAATTCAGTTACAGAATACTCAGGCAAGCGTGTAGAACAGAAGTATCTACCCGTGATTAATCCGTCTATGCTTGCATTTAAGCCAGAAGCTAGACGTACCTGGGAAGATTCTAAGTCGAATATCATCAAGTACATAAGCGGTGAGATTTTGGATAAAGAAGTAGATGACAGCATTGCTTTCGGTATCGAAGATACTGCTGAAGCTAATGCTTTTGTGCAGGCTGCAATTGACCATCCTGGCGAGTACATTGCTCTCGACTCCGAGACTACTGGACTCTATCCTCGTGATGGTTATATGCTCGGCTTGTCTCTGTGTTATGATGGTGAGACTGGCGCTTACCTCAACACAGATTGTTTTGACGAGACTACAGAATCACTTCTCGGTGAGTTATTTCGCAAGAAGATTGTAATCTTTCATAACGCTAAGTTTGACATGGCATTCTTTCAGTATCATTTCAACTTCGAGTTTCCTCGCTTTGAAGATACTATGTTGTTGTCATATCTTATCAACGAAGTTCCAGGCAATCACGGTCTGAAAACATTGGCGGTAAAGCATACTCCCTATGGTGACTACGAGAAACCAATGTATGATTGGATGGACCAGTACCGTAAAGAGCATGGCATACTCAAAGGTGACTTTCAGTGGGAATGGATTCCTTTCGAAGTTATGAAAACTTATGCTGCTATGGATTCGCTAGTTACTTTTCTAATCTTTGAAAAGTTCAAGAAGATAAAACAAAACCCTAAACTTTTATGGGTTTATGAGAATATTCTGTTGCCTGGCACTCGTTTTCTGATTGATACTCAGGACAATGGTGTACCTTTCGATAAGACTCGTCTATATCAGGCTCAGGAAATTATGCAGTCTGACATAGACAAAGCTATCGCTACTCTCTATGAAAACCCAAAGGTTAGCGAGTTTGAGGTATTCAATGGAAAATCTTTTAATCCAAATAGTACAGTTCAGCTTCGTTCTTTACTTTTTGATTGGCTGGGTTTATCTCCTACTGGTAAGAAAACAGGTACGGGTGCAGACTCGACGGATGCGGAAGTACTTGAAAGACTTGCCGAGGATTCGGAAGTACCACGACTTATCCTTGACATACGCCAAAAATCCAAAATTAAGAATACTTATTTGGACAAAATCATACCCCAGTTGGACAAAGACAGTCACTTACGTACTAGCTTTAATTTGCATGGTACAACTTCTGGCCGCCTTAGCTCTAGTGGTAAACTAAATATGCAGCAGCTTCCTCGTGACAATCCTTCAGTCAAGGGCTGTATCAAAGCTGCAGCGGGGTCACAGAT